ATGAAGATCACGCCGATCCTCACGCAGTTGCGTGAGCAATGCCCGATGCTTGCCAATCGGGTGGTGGCCGGTTTTGACCTGGCCGCGCTGCAAACCGATACCCCGCTGCAAGGCCCTTGCGCCTATGTCCTGCCGGCAGCCGACCTGGCGAGCCGGAACACGGCACAGAACGTCACGCTGCAAACGATGCGTGACCGTTTCGACACGGTGCTGGTGCTCGACACCGCCGACCCGACCCAAGCGCTGGATCTGCTGCATGACCTGCGAGCCGAGTTGTGGCGTGCGCTCGTGGGGTTCAAGCCTGGTGCCTCCTACACCGGCATCGAATACGACGGCAGCGAACCGGTCTCGCTCAACGGCGGCCGCGCGCTGTTCCGGCTGCGCTTTTTCGCCGAGTTCCAGCTGGGTCGCAATCTGGCGAGCCAGCCTGCCGAAAGCTGGCACGAACGTGAACTGGACGGCTTGTCGTCCTTTACCGGGGCCACCGTGCGGGTCGATGCCATCGATCCGGCGGACCCCAACCTGAAACGTCCCGGCCCCGACGGGCGCCTGGAACTGACTTTCTCTGGAGACGTAACCCCATGAGCAAACGCATCACCGTGCTGCCGGCCCCGGGCCGTGTGGTACCGGACCCGGAAGCGGGCGACCTGTTGCCCCTCGAAGGCCGTGAAGTACCGGACAACGCCTGGTGGCGTCGACGTCTGGCCGATGGCGATATCACTACCAAAGCCGTGAAAGCGGCCAAACCACAGGGAGCCAAATAATGGCGATCGGATTCAGCAACATCCCCGCGGACATTCGTGTTCCGCTGTTCTACGCCGAGATGGACAACTCGGCCGCCAATAGCGCGTCGTCGGCCATGCGCCGGTTGATCGTGGCCCAGGTCAACGACAACATTGCCCCGGCAGACGTCGGCAAGCTGGTGCTGGTCTCCAGTGTCGCCCTGGCCAAAAGCATCGGCGGGCAGGGCTCGATGCTCGCTTCGATGTACGAGACCTGGCGCAAGACCGACCCGCTCGGTGAAATCTGGTGTCTGCCGCTGCACAACGTCGAAGGGGCTATCGCCAAGGGCGTGCTGACCCTCACCGGCACCGCCACGGAAAGCGGCGTGCTCAACCTGTACGTCGGCGGTGTACGCGTCCAGGCGGCCATCGTCAACGGTGCCACCGCAGCCCAGGCCGCCACGGCGCTGGCCTTGAAAGTCAACGCGACAGCCGACCTGCCAGTGACCGCTGCGGCCGTCGACGGTGTGGTGACCCTCAGTGCCAAATGGACCGGCGACAGTGGCAACGACATCAGCCTGCAGTTCAATCGCCTGGGCAAGAGCAACGGTGAAGACACCCCCGCGGGCCTGACCACTGCCATCACCCCCATGACCGGTGGCGCAGGCGTGCCGGACCAGACCGCCGCCGTCGCGGCCTTGGGTGACGAGCCGTTCGAATTCATCGCCATGCCCTGGTCCGACCTGTCGAGCCTGAATACCTGGCAAGCAGTCATGGACGACAGCACCGGCCGCTGGTCCTGGTCCAAGCAGCTGTTCGGCCATGTCTACAGTGCCAAGCGCGGCACCATCGGCACCCTGGTGGCGGCCGGCCAGGCGCGCAACGACCAGCACATGACTATTCAGGCCCTGGAACCGGGCGTGCCGCAACCGTCGTGGGTCCAGGCCGCCGCACTGGCCGCGCGCACCGCCGTGTTCATCTCGGCCGATACCAGCCGTCCGACCCAGAGCGGCAGCCTGCCAGGCCTGGATCCGGCGCCGGCCAGCGAGCGTTTCACCCTGACCGAGCGCCAGTCGTTGCTCAACTACGGTATCGCGACCGCCTATTACGAAGGCGGTTACGTACGCATTCAGCGTTCCATCACCACGTATCAGAAAAATGCCTTCGGCCAAGCTGACAATTCGTACCTGGACAGCGAAACCATGCACCAGTCGGCGTTCATCGTCCGCCGTCTGCAAAGCGTGATCACCAGCAAGTACGGCCGCCACAAACTGGCCTCCGACGGCACCCGTTTCGGCGCCGGCCAGCCGATCGTGACCCCGAGCACCATTCGTGGCGAGCTGATCGCCCAGTACGCCAAGCTCGAGCTGGAAGGCCATGTGGAAAACGCCGAGCTGTTCGCCGAGCACCTGATCGTCGAGCGCGACAGCCAGGATCCGAGCCGGGTCAATGTGCTGTTCCCGCCGGATTACATCAACGGCCTGCGGGTGTTCGCGCTGCTCAACCAGTTCCGTCTGCAGTACGACGCTGCCGCCTGAGTGTTGTGTTTGAACACATGAATTCAGCCCACCCCGCGTGGGCTTTTTATTTGAAGGAGAAACACCATGGGTCAACTGATTGCGGGCACCTGCTACGTCAAAGTGGACGGCGCCCAACTGACCATCAACGGTGGCTGCGAGGCGCCGCTGATGTTCACCAAACGTGAAACCGTCGTACCGGGTTTCTACAAGGAAACCGACATCGCCCCGTCCTTCAAGGTGACGGCGCTGCACACCGCGGACTTCCCGCTCAAGCAACTGGTGGCCGGCACCGACATGACCGTCACCTGCGAGTTCAGCAACGGCAAGGTCTACGTGCTGGCCGGCGCCTACCTGGTGGAAGAACCGGTGTCCAAGGGCGACGACGCCACCATCGAGCTGAAATTCGAAGGCATCAAGGGGACCTGGCAATGAGCGATGTGGTGATGTTGCGCGTGGCCATCGAGGCCCACGGCGAGCCGTTGAACGAACTGACCCTGCGCCGTCCGACGGTGCAGGAAGTCCGGGCGATCAAGGCGCTGCCGTACAAGATCGACAAGAGCGAGGAGGTGAGCCTGGACATGGATGTCGCGGCCAAATACATCGCGGTCTGTGCCGGCATCCCGCCGTCGTCGGTCAACCAACTGGACCTGGCCGACCTCAACGCGCTGAGTTGGGCCGTCGCGAGTTTTTTCATGAGTGCGGCGTCGCAGCCATCGGCGACCTGATCGCAGCCGCCTATGACCTGGCCTGGTTCTGGAAGGTTGACCCCGAACAGATGATGGCCAGGCCACTGGATGTGCTCCGTGAATCCCTGGAGCACGCGCAACGGATCAATGCGATGCAGCAGGTGCAGTGATGGCAGACACACAGAAGGTAGAGAAAAAAGCGGTGCTGCTGACCGGCATCGACGAGCTGTCGCCCAAGCTCGCAGGCCTTCGGACGAAGGTCCAGGGCTTCAAGCAGAACCTCGATGCGACCGGCCTCGGCAGCCTGGATATTTCCGGGCTGCTGCCGGACGGAGGTATTGCCAAACCGTTCATTGAAGGGCTCAAGCCGGCACTGGCGTTCAAGGATGAAATGGCGGAGGTGAGCGCGGCGGCCAGCGCCGTGCAGGCACCGACGGCGCCGTTGGTGGCGGCGCAAGGGCTGGATGGATTGAAGACGTCCATCAGCAATGTGTCGTTGCAGTTCGGCTCGGCGTTGGTGCCCGCGGTCAATGCGCTGACGGTGGGTCTACAGCCGATGATCGGCGGTGTGGCCCAGGTGCTTCAGGACAACCCGCAACTGGTGCAGGGCCTGGCGACAGGGGCCGTGGCGTTCAGCGCGATCCAGACTGCCGTCAGCGGTGCGAGCCAGGCCCTCGAAGTGGTCAGCCTGGCCATGAAGATGAACCCCATTGGCCTGATCGCCATGGGCATCGCCTTGGCGGCCGGGATGATCATTGCCTACTGGGAACCGATCTCGACGTTCTTCGCCGGGCTCTGGCAAAGGCTTGCGCCCATCGTTATGCCGATGGCCGAGTTCTTCAAGACGTTGTTCGCCTTTACCCCGGTGGGGCAGGTGATCAGCAACTGGGGGCCGCTGACCAGTTTGTTCGCGGCCATCTGGGATCTGCTCAAGGCTATGACGGTGCCGGTGATGGACGCGCTCCAAGGGCTTTTCAACTGGACGCCGCTAGGCCTGATCATGGCCAACTGGGGAACGATCGGGGAAGTCTTCGCCGGGATCTGGGAAGGCCTGCGTAATCAGGTGTCGATCATGCTGTCGGTGTTCAGCGGCCTGTTCGACTGGTCGCCCATCGACGGTCTCACCAAGCAGTGGGGGCCGGTAGGCGAGTGGTTCAGCCAGTGGTGGGATGAACTGCAGGGTGTGATCGCACCGATCAAGGCGTTCTTCAATGGCGGTTTTGGCGAGGTCATCACCACGTTCACCGGCAAGGTCCAGGGGCTGACCGAAGCGCAACAGAAGACCAATGCCGAAGGCAAGGGTGAACTGACGCCGGCGTTGTTTGGTAGCGCCGGTGCGTTGCCGCAGACCTCCAGTGCGTTGGTTCAGCAAAGCGCCGCGAACAGTCGCACCCAGCTTGAAGGCGGCTTGACCGTACGCTTCGAAAACGCGCCGGCCGGTTTGCGCGCCGACCCGCCGCAGACCAATCAACCGGGGCTGGCGGTGAGTTCGCGCATCGGCTATCGCTCTCTGTCCGCAGGAGGTTCCAATGAGCTGGCGTGATCGTTTGTTGCCGGCGTCGTTCCGTGGCGTCGGGTTCTGGGTCGACCAGGCGAAAACCCCGGTGGGACACAAGGGCCATTTGCATGAGTACCCACAGCGCGACCAGCCGTTTTTCGAGGGGCTGGGCCAGCAGGCGAAGATTCATGAACTGACCGCGTTTATCGTCGGCCCCGATTGCCTGGAGCAGCGCGACAAGCTGCTCAAGGCGCTGGAACAGGGTAGTGGCGAGCTGGTGCACCCTTGGCTGGGACGGATGCAAGTCAAGGTCGGCGAATGCGACATGACCCAGACCCGCCAGGACGGCGGGCTGGTCACGTTTGCCCTGAAGTTCTACCCCGACCAGCCAGTGCAATTCCCCTCGGCCGCGATCAACAGCCAGAAGCTGCTGCTGGTGTCGGCTGACAGTTTCCTGGGTTCGGCGGTGCGGCGTTTCGAAGAGGCGATGACCTTGATCAAGGCCGCGCGGATCGGCATCGCCGACCTGCGCAACAGCCTCAAGGAGGTCTACGGGGTTATCGAGCAGGAGCTGAAGCCGTTGATCGAGGTCTATGGGCAGCTCAGCGAGCTGGTCAAGGCGGTAAAGGAGTTGCCCAAGGAAGTGGCGGCCGAGTTCAAGGGATTGTTGGGAGATATCCGGGAGCTGAAGGACTTTGCCCGTGACGGCTATCGCGGCGTGATTGCCAGCGTGTCGCAACAGGTCGAAGCCATCCGCCAGGCGGACGCACCCAAACTCACCACCGGCAAGGACACCACGGCGGCGGCCCAGGCCGTGGCCGATCTGGTCCAGGACACGCTGCTGGTACAGGCTGCGCAATGGATTGCAGCGATGCCCGTCGCGACCCCGGCGGCCAAGCTCGGCGCCACCCCTTCAGTGGCGCAGCAGGCCGTGCGACCGATCCAGCGCCGGGACGTGCCGGTGGCCGACGATGTGCTGGCCTTGCGCGATGCCCTCAACGAAGCCATCTGGCAGGCCTCTCTCAAGGCCGACCCGGATCACTACCAAGCGTTGAACAACCTGCGTCAGCAAATGGCCGCACACCTGACGGCGGTGGCGTCGTCGGGTGTCCGGTTGATCAACCTGTCGTTCAAGCAAAGCCTGCCGGCGCTGGTGGTGGCTTATCAGCAATTTGCCGATGCCACCCGGGTGACCGAAGTGATCCAGCGCAACGGCGTCGCCCACCCGGGTTTCCTGCCGCCCAACGACCTGAAAGTCTCGGGGGAATAAGTCATGAGCGAGTTCGACAACGTCGTTACGCTCAGCGTCGGCGGGCTGGATTACGGCGGCTGGAAAAGTGTGGAAATCAGCGCGGACCTGGAGCGTCAGTTCCGCACCTTCAAACTCGACATCACCTGGCAATGGCCGGGGCAGACCCAGGCGGTGCCGATCCGTCCCGGTGATGAATGCCAGGTGCGCATCGGTGCTGACCTGGTGCTCAGCGGCTATGTGTTCAAGGCCCCGGTCGGCTATGACGGGCGCCAGATCACGCTGAGCATCGAAGGAGGGTCCAGGACCCAGGACCTGGTGGATTGCGCGGCGATCAATCGTCCGAGCCAATGGCGGGGGCAGACGGTGCTGAGCATTGTCCAGGCCCTGGCCTCGCCATATGGCGTGGGGGTGGTCAGTGAAATCCCGGAAACGGCGCGCTTGAGCGAACACAGCATCGTGCCGGGAGAAACCGTCTTTCAATCCATCGACCGTTTGCTGACGTTGTTCCGGGTGTTTTCCACCGACGACGCCGAAGGCCGCGTGCTGCTGGCCAAGCCCGGCAGCGCCGGGCGAGCCAGTGATGTGCTGGAGCTGGGCAAGAATATTCTTTCGGGCAACGCGCCGATGGACTACAGCCAGGTGTTCTCCGAATACCGGGTCATCGGCCAGCACAAGGGGAATGACCAGCAGAGTGGGGCGGCGGTGAGCGAAGTGTCGGGCACCGCCACCGACTTGAGTTTCAAACGCAAGCGGGTGACGGTGATCAGCGAAAGCGCCCAGTTGACCTTCGAGCTGGCCCAGCAACGAGCGGACTGGGAAAGCGCCATCCGCACCGGTCGCGCCCTGACCACCACCTACCGCGTGCAGGGCTGGCGCCAGGCCAATGGCGACTTGTGGCGCCACAACTGCCTGGTGCGGGTGATCGACCCGGTGCTGGGGTTCGACGGCGACATGTTGATTTCCAGGGTGACCTATTCACTGTCTGCCCAAGGCTCCGTCACCACCCTGCAAGTCGCCCCGCCCCATACCTTCGACGCAAACCCGGTCAAGCCCAAGTCCTGAGCCTTGTGCCGCCCCCTGTGGGGTTGAGCTTGCTCGCGAAGGCGTCGGCCGGCTTGCATTGATGCTGAATGGGCCGCCGTCATCGCGAGCAGGCTCGCTCCCACACTGGTTCCGGGATGCCCACAAATCCTCATCCACCACACAGCCCTGTGGGAGCGAGCCTGCTCGCGATGACGGCGGCCCAGCCACCGCCAACCTCGACTTGACACCCTGCCCGCCCCCAACCCGATTTCCGAAGGAACCCCAATGAGCCTACTGACCCGCCTCCTGGCGCGCGGCACTGTCGTGCTCGCCAATTCGGCTTCCAAACTGCAGTCGCTGCAGATGCGCCTCACTGCCGGCGAAGTGAACGACGACATGGAGCACTTCGAACCCTACGGCTTCACCAGCAACCCGCTGGCCGGCGCCGAGGGCATCGCCACCTTCCTCGGTGGCGACCGGTCCCACGCCGTGGTGCTGGTGGTCGCCGACCGCCGCTTCCGCCTCAAGGCCCTGGCCCCCGGCGAAGTGGCGATCTACACCGACGAGGGTGACAGGATCCACTTCAAGCGCGGCCGTGTCATCGACATCGAGACCGCCACCCTGAACATCCGCGCCGGCAGCGCGGTGAACATCGACAGTCCTGTCATCAACCACACCGGCCAGATCGTTTCCCAAGGCGATCAGATCGCCAGCGGCATCAGCCAGATCAAGCATGTGCATGTCGGCGTACAGGCCGGCAGCGGCCAGACCGGCGCACCGGTGGGAGGCCAATAATGTTCATCAGCCAGAACCTGCACGCCGCGTTGACCCGCTCGGTACTGATCAGCCTGTTCACCTGGCGCCGCGCCGCTGACGACGACGCCGTCGATGACGAGGAGCGTTTCGGCTGGTGGGGCGACACTTTTCCTACGGTCGCCGATGACCGCATCGGCTCGCGGCTGTGGCTGCTGCGCCGGGTCAAGCTGACCCGCCAGACCCAACTCGACGCTGAGTTCTATGCCCGCGAGGCCCTGCAATGGCTGATCGATGATGGCCATTGCAGGGCCATCGACGTCATCAGCGAACGCCTCGATGCCCAGCGCCTGAACCTACGCACGGTCCTGACCCTGGCTGACGGCCAGCGGTTGGACATCAATCCCGATAACAGTTGGCAGGTGACCTATGCCGTTTGAAACCCCTTCGCTGCCGGTGCTGATCAAGCGCACCCAAAGCGACCTGGCCAGCGATTCGCTGCGCCAGTCCGATGCCCAAGTGTTGGCCCGTACCCTCGGTGGCGCAGCCTATGGCCTGTACGGCTACCTGGACTGGATCGCCGAGCAGATCCTGCCCGATAAGGCCGACGAGTCTACCCTGGAGCGCATCGCCGCCCTGCGCCTGAACCAGGCGCGCAAAACCGCCCAGGCGGCCAGCGGCAGCGTCAGTTTCTCCGCGACTGCCGGTGCGGTGCTGGATGTCGACACGCTGATGCAATCCGCCGACGGCCGCGCTTACAAAGTGACCAGCGCTCGCACCACCGGCAATGGCGTCAACACTACCACCATCGCCGCGCTGGAGGCCGGCAGCCTGGGCAATGCCGATGCCGGCCTGGTGCTGACGCCGGTGCAACCGATCCTCGGCATCTCCAGCAGCTTCACCGTGCTGGCGCCGGGGCTGACCGGCGGCGTCGCCCGGGAAAGCCTCGAATCCCTGCGGGCCAGAGTGATCCGCTCCTACCGCATCATCCCCCATGGCGGCTCGGCCCAGGATTATGAAACCTGGGCCCTGGAATGCCCCGGCATCACCCGCGCCTGGTGCCGTGGCAGCTACCTGGGACCCGGCACCGTCGGCCTGTTCGTCATGCGTGACGACGATCCGCAGCCAATTCCCAATGCCGAGCAACTGGAGGAAGTCCGGACCTATATCGAGCCCCTGCGCCCCGTCACCGCAGAGGTGCATGTGCTGGCGCCGGTGCAGGTCCCGGTGACCTACAGGCTGCGCATCACCCCCGACACCAGTGCCGTGCGCGCCGCCATCGAAGCCCAGTTGCGCGACCTGCACAACCGTGAAGCAGGCCTTGGCGAAACCCTGCTGTTGACCCACATCGCCGAAGCCATCAGCAGCGCCACCGGTGAAACCAACCACACCCTTACTGCACCTGCCGCCGATGTGACTGCGGCGAGCAATCAGTTGCTGACCTTCGGAGGCTGCGTATGGCTGGAATAAGAACCGCCGGGGAATACCAGGCCCAACTGCGCAGCCTGTTGCCCAGCGGTCCGGCGTGGGACCCGGAGCGGGTGCCGGAGTTGGAACAGGTGCTGGGAGGCATCGCCGAGGAACTGGCGCGTCTCGATGCGCGTGCGGGTGATTTGCTCAATGAGATGGACCCGGCGGGGGTGAGTGAACTGGTGCCGGATTGGGAGCGGGTGATGAACCTGCCGGATCCGTGTCTGGGAGCCACGCCGCTGTATGACGACCGGAGGTTGGCGGTGCGTCGGCGGTTGTTGGCGGTGGGTAGCCAGGCCATCGCTTATTACCTGGAAATCGCCAGAAGTCAGGGTTATCCCAGCGCCACCATTACCGAACACAGGGCACCTCGCATGGGCCGTGCACGTTTTGGAGAGGCGCATTTTGGCACCTGGCAGGCGCAATTCATGTGGACCCTCAATACCGGAGGGCGTCTGCTGCTCGGTCGGCGTTTTGGCGCCAGCTATTGGGGGGAGCGCTTTGGCGTTAACCCTGGGTCGGTATTGGAGTGCCAGATTCATCGCAATGCGCCGGCGCATACGCAGGTGCATATCAATTATGACTAAGGAGTAGAGAGATGGATTATCCGAAAAGCGTTCCCAGTGCCGGACTGGTGAATGGGAAGTTTGTAGATGAAAACCCGGTAACGGGGACGCCGGGATCTTTGATTCCGGCTCAGTGGGGGAACTCCGTTACAGAGGAGGTGCTGAATGTCATTGCGTCCGCCAGCATAACCCCGGATGAGGACAACAATACCCAACTCCTGGCGGCGATTAATGCAAAGATCGCTGCTGCGATCCCCGCTTTTCCGCCGGATGCTTCGGCGACAGTGAAAGGGCTTGTTGAACTGGCTACCGACGCAGAAGTTCAAGCCGGAATGGATGTCAAACGCGTTATTACGCCCGCCAGTTTGAAAGTTGCGTATGGGCTTGGTGATTCAACTCTAGTTACCGATCTGAATAACGCCACTACAGGTTACTTTTATGCTGCTCCGGGCGTCACCAATAGTCCGTCCAGCGGCATTGTTTTTGGGCAAACCAGAACCAGCAGCGGTACGTTCGCGAAGATACAAACATGCATCGATGTTGCTACGAGGGTTGTTTACAAACGGGCCTACAGTGGTGGCTCTTGGTCGGTATGGACATCAATTATTGACTCGGCAACCATTGCTACGGAAACAGTTATTGGTGTCACCAAGGTTGCTACGCAAGCATTGACTAATGCTGGTGTAGATGATTCAACCATCGTTACGCCAAAAAAGCTAAAAGCTGCCTACCCCGCTGGAAGTCGAGTGAAAGCGTGGTGCAATTTTAATGGGACTGGGACACCAGCTATAAGAAGCGCTTCGGGGTTCTCTTCAATCGTAGACAACGGAGTTGGCGACTACACACTAATGTTCGCTACGCCGGAATCTGATTCGAATTTTGCAGTGGTGGCTTCTGGTAATCTCTCATCTAACCCAATAACCGGCATCAATTGCGTAGGTGTATATGCCAGGAGCACAACTTCCGTAAGCATATCTACTGCATCGTCTGCATCGTCTGCATCGTCTAGGTCTGATTTCGTAAATATTGATGTCGCGGTGTTCTCTTTTAATTGATTTTCTGGTGATGAAAAATGGAAATGCTTGTTTTTTTTCAGAAGTCTGGTTGTCCTGTAAGTATTTTGCGAGCTGCTAGTCCTGGGGCTGATATGCACGCAGTGGCTAAGCAGGTCGTGCCCGTTGGCGTGCCCTATTGGGTTGTAAGTTTAAAATACGCGGACGAGCAGTCATCTCTCCATGAAGAGGATAGGGATGAATGGGTGGTAGATGCCGAATATATGGGGCGAGAGCCCGATGGGTTTGGCGCGCTCGTCCAATAATGCAGATTGTTAATGGTGGGTACGGTGGCTGCTTAAATTACTATCCTGCCAACTGTATTGCATAAGTTTGGTGGCTCGTACATTAATTTTCTCACCAAACTGATCCGTGCGGAGATCTTTCGCTATGGATCAAAGGCTACACACCATTAAGTGGCGGCAGGCGCTGTAGAAATCTCTACCGAGACATATGTCGATCTGATGAAAAAGCAAGCAAAGGAGCTCGCATCGTTGTAGGTGCGGCTGGTTATCCTTTGGCTGCTGAGTAAGAGATACGCGTCGCTTCAACTCGAAATGAGATCGAAGCCCTGCGGTTGACTGCTTATGCGGTTCCACTAACGGGCTACGATCGATATTTTTCTGGGTCGAACCGCGAGGCACCACTTGTAAATGCGAAGACAGCAGAGGTTGAAAAACTCAGGGGGCTGATTCGTTTTCCCGAAATCCAGGCCAAGCATCTACGGCCTGATGATTTCACTGCTAGCTAATCGCCCTTTCCGATTGACTGGAACTGATGGGCATTTTTTTGGAGAAAGTATGGTGGTCACCGCTCAGCAGTTGTTGCAGATCCTCCCGAACGCCGGCGATAAAGCTGGCGTTTTCGCGCCTTCCCTCAGCGCGGCCATGGAGCATTACCAAATCACCGGCTTATCGAGGGGGGCGGCTTTTATTGCCCAGATAGGTCACGAATCTGGTCAATTGCAATACGTTCGTGAGTTGTGGGGGCCAACACCAATCCAGGTCCGCTATGAAGGCAGGGACGACTTGGGCAATGCGGTGCCTGGCGATGGCTTCAGATATCGAGGGCGAGGACTGATCCAAGTCACCGGTCGAGCCAACTATGCTGAGTGTGGAGACGCCCTGAACCTGGACCTGATCAGTCAGCCTGAATTGCTGGAACAGCCAGAATGGGCGGCGAGCTCGGCGGCGTGGTTCTGGTTTACTCGCGGATTAAATACTCTCGCTGATGAGGGGAGGTTCGACAAGATCACTCAGCGGATCAACGGCGGCCAGAACGGCGCGGCGGATCGGCGCGCGCTGTATGCGCGGGCACTTGAGGTGCTGGAATGAATGCTGCGGCGCTACGGTCCGCCCCGATACTGATTCTGTTACTGCTACTGGTCGGTGTGACATGGAAAGCCCAGGACTGGCGGTATGGTAAGGCACTGGCGGAGCAAACCAGGGTACAGACCGAAACCCTGAACCAGATAACCCAGGCAGCAGCCATGCAGCAAAAGGTCGAACAGGACAAGCAACTGGCCCTGGAACAACAACTATCCACCAGCGAACAAACCCACTACCGAGCCCTGAGTAATGCCCAACGTGACCAGGATCGCCTGCGCGATCGCCTTGCTACTGCCGATGTCCGGCTGTCAGTTCTCCTCGACGCCAGCGACGCCCCCGCCGGTTGTGCGCTGCCTGCCGCCGCCAGCTCCGGCGGCCTGGATCATGGCGCCCCACGCGCCCGACTTGACCCGGCGCATGCTCAACGAATTATCGCCATCACCGACGAAGGCGACCGCGGACTGATCGCCTTGCAAGCCTGTCAGGCCTACGTCAAGGCGTTGGGTCGGTAGTCCGTCGAGCCTTGCAAGCGGCGAATGCTCGTGTACGGTAGGCTCCCATTGCGTCGAATCAGGAGAGCATC